ATCATTCGTTCCTTTGCAAGGTAATGACGAAGATACTTTGTTTCTTCAGTCACAATGGAACGAATGATCCCGTCAAAATCGTATGACCTATCCATCACCCCACCCCCACTCCGCCAGATACGGAATACGCATCGGCACACATGACAGACATCTTATATCCACTCTTATCGATTTTATGCGTAACACTGGTTTGATAAAACGACGTTCCTATAGTGTTACCTGAAAAGACAGCTGGAAAACCTTGACCAAATTTCGCTCTTGCTGGAGCGGTGCAAAGAGGGTCTCCTATTGCTTCAATACTCACAGTCAAACCTATTCCTTGAGGTGCGGTCGTAGATGTAACATCCCGGAAGTACTTTCTATCGACTAGATCCTGAAACTTTTGTTGGCTCATCCAATTTTTTAATAATTGAGATTGAGCTGCTGCACTCCCTGCTGCCGCCATTTCTTGTTGCATCTTTGCAGAGTTCAAAACATAATAATGGACGGTCTGTGTTTCTGCTATTGTCCTTTGAAAAGTCATCTGGTCGTTGATCATAATGGCCTGAACACTGTCCCCCGTCCCTCCTTCAGCGGAATTATATTGAGCTGTATAGCTCATAACGTTTCTTTTTCCGACTTTATATTCCCACAGTATAGAGGAACCAATACACGATCCTACTGTATTTACAAACATCTCTATGGTTTTTTCATCGTTATAGTTGCAGAATAAAGCCACTGCTTGTTTCAATTTGTTGTCATATGCAACTCTAAATAAACACTGCCACTCCATCGCGAGTTGATTTAAGAAACGAAACAATGATCTGCTGTCTCGGCGGATAGCTGTATCTCCGTTGACCACATCCTGTCCCCGGGTAAATTTTACAAAGGATTTTGTAATTCCCATGTCTTGAAGAGTCTTCATTATAACGCCGAACTTCGTATCGTTCTCGTATATCTTATTTCCGGTAGGAAGCCAAGAATCATCAAAGCACATGAAAGAACAATTGTATACCATCTTGCCATCTGATCCACAGGACCAGGAGGGATTTTGTACTCTTCCTTTTGCGAATCTTACCAGTTGACCAGATGTAAAAATCTCTTGAGGATTTTTTGTTTTTACATATGCGTCTTTCTGTATTTGTTCTTTGTTCTTATATCCCCATTGAACTTCTATTGCCGCAAATCTTTTTAATGAATTCGATGTAATGAACTCAAAACCTTCTTCCATCTGCAATGTTCCGTGCATCATTTTTCCCATTTCTTCTGTGATCTCAAAGTTGATGACCTTATCCGTTAAGAACTCTGCTGCAGGAGAACCATTGATTATCCCCTCCACCTTGACGCTGAAGAAACTTGAGTCGAAATTATTTATGCTGATCGCCGGCATTTACGATAACGGTATCCTTAAGGATTTTATTTTTGCAAGACTAAAATCTGCATCAGTCAACGCAACGATGTTTGCTTCAAAGATTTGGAAGGACTGATCTTCCGAGTTCTCGCCATACACGTCGTTTCGCACACACACTTCATCGATGGTCGTTTCCGTGCTGACATCAAGATTTATAAAGTTTGAATATTCAGGGATGTCCTTTATATCTTTGATCGGATACTCCCGATTATAATATTCAAAGACTACTATATCAACGTCGTTCATCCACATAATCGAGCCTCAATAAGGATTATACTTCTTACTTTGTTGTGAACGAATCACATTAGAAAGTCCATCAACCTGTCCAGTCATCGCCATAAGTTTTCTAAAGATCTCTTCGCCTTTATAGATAGTAGAATTTTCATCAAGCCATAATTCAATGCTGATCTCGCTGTACTGTGGATATCCCATCTCATTTATCCATCCCTGCTTGTGGGATGCATCGCATTTTTTAACAAAATAAATCAAGGGAATAGAACCCACTCCATAATAAAAGAGGACTTTAGGGTTCGGCAAAAATTGACTGCTAAAAATCCCTGTGAATCCTGTCGCCTGATTCCTGAGTTGATCAAACTGTTTTAGAATCATCACGTTTCCGATTGTATTGTTTCGTCTGATCAAAGGAAGCGTGAAAGATATTTTTCTATTCCCTCCACCGCCGATCTGTATGGGATTAAAGTTAAGACCCGGTACAGGGAGTTCGGTCAACACGACGTCCTTCGTATCTAGTATGTCACTAGGAATAGTCGGAGTCGTGATCAGTTGATAATTCGATAAATCGAACATAAAGAAAGGAATATTGAAAGGAAATTTCGGGATCTTATAGTTCATTGCCATTATTGACCACCGACTGCCGCTTGCTTGATGTTAATGTGTTTCCTTGCTTGAATATAAAATGCATCCGCTGCAGCCTTTCCTCCTTCGGCAGTATCGGCGTTTATGACTAGATTAGAAATATTCACATTACGATTAGATACAGTAGATGGCTTGATGACTGAAGAACCCTTCCCAGAAATAAGATCCTCTTGAGAAAGAACTGGTGCCGCCTTATATTTTTCCGCCTGTTTCTTCTGATAGTCAGTGACGTTAGATTCTTTTTTAGTTCCATGTTTCTTTTGAAAATCAACGTCTGACATGTTTCCTGTTAGATCTATGATCATAGATATCATGTCCGCGATTCCGCTCAAAGTCTTTAGCATAAACTTCAAAGGTCCAAACACAACTACTCCGATAATTTTACCGAATGTTCTCCACCCTTCCCCTGCTCCGAACAAAGAGTCGGCGAGATTGCCAAGGGATTTAATCAATTCGGTTATCTCTGGCCCAAGACCACCGATGGCCGCATATCCCTCGGCAAGACCTTGAACAAAAGACTTAATCGCTTCAGCGATTCCAAAAACTATGTTGGCAATGGCTTGCATGCTTGGTTTCAATACCGCCTCAAGATACACCATGACCGCGGATATCTTAAACAGTATCATGTTTGCTATCTTATCTATCGAGTCGGCGGTTCCTCCGAAGATTCCTTTAAAGAATTTCATCGCTGCTTCATAGAAGGGTTTAAGAATATTGATTGCTGCCTTGATCCCGGTGACAACCATATTGAATACGCTCTGGAGTACTCCTCCCCAACGGACGAACATTGCTCTATGATCACGGACCCAATTTAGAAATTTTTGTAGCATCGGCATGAGTTGCTGTCGTAGAGGCCATAAAAAGTTTCTGGATATTATGTCTCCGGCAATTTGGAATGTCCTACCAAGCTCTGGTATATTCGCCATCATCTTGGAGATCCCCATCTTAGCCATTCCAAGAGCGGCATTTATTTTAAGGAAAGACATCGCGGACATAGAGACACCAGACGACATTTTCTTCGCCGACTTCTCCGTGTGACCGGTCAACGTTTCAAGTTGCTTGGATATTTGCTCCAAGCCTTTAAGAAACATTTTATTATCGAATGTCAAGGTGACGTCTTCCAAACTATTCCCCCTCGGTTTGTTCTACAGGAGCCGGCTTATTATTTGCCTTTATGCATTCCTTGATCGCGATCTCATATGATTTAAAGCTCATGTTTTTCAATTCAGAAAACCCTATTGCGCCCATTGTGATTAACGATGCTGTGATCGCTTCTTGTATAAATATTTCTTCCGTAAAGTCTATATACTGTAAACTATCAAACAACCATAACGAGTCTGTGCCGCTCCCCGTCACATAATAGGGGGAGCGTACTCGAAAAAATTTGACGTGTTTACTCTCGCCATCCATTCTTTTCCGCAGGATGGACAAATCTTTTTAACCTTGTTTGAAATACCGTACTCATGAACGCGCTTTGTAATTTCACCAATGTTATTTATGTTCGGTATCTTTTCAAAAAGCATCATTCCGTATTTATCTTTGTATGGCCGATCAATCTCCATTCCGTCAATCTCTGAAATTGCTTCCACATAAATTCTGTATTGCAATCTCATTTCATCCGACGTTCCCTGTTTTGTTTGTGCTTCAATGCAATGTGCAAGTGTCGGATGATTTATTTTTAGAGTAGACATACCGACAGGGCGATTAGATTTCATGTCTACGATGGCTTCGCCTGTTTTTAAATTGACTATAAATGTCGGTTCCGATAATTGTATTTCAAAACCTTCTTCATAGTCCTGCATGTACTCAATATCAAGATTCCGAATAAAGTCTCGGGTATCCGATATCGTTTCCCCATTCTCACTAACTATCTGTGATATGACTCGCTGATTACATCGGGGGCAGGAGTAGACTCCCTCTATACCATCATCGTCGTGGATCAACAAAATTGACTTCAGTGCTATAACTTCCGCTGACCGATACGGTAATCGACGAAGAGCCGACTTCACCTGGATGCGCTCAGATATTTCCGCTGTATCTGATAGGATTGACTTGACGCAACCTGTTAGATAAACGAGGGTTGAATTGAATCTATCCCCTGTATCTGCCGTCTTTTTTGTGTCAGCAAGAACTCCTGCAGTCGGAGCCTCCACGTCGCACGAATGATATATCACATCATTCAATTTTAATGGAATGGGAAATCTTTCTATCATGGTTCCTCTTTATTCTACCGGATTAATGTCCCATGGTACAAATTTTGTTTGTATCTGTGCATAGGTCGGAGCCGCTCCATCAAACGGAGGCTCGTGATATTTGATGCACTCACATCCAATCAACATGGTTCTTGCAAACTCAACTCCATGTGCATCGTACCTGACTTTTGAAAGATCGTGAGTTTCGTCTTTGTAATACCAGTCCTTGAGGGTTTTGGCGATAGACGAACCCCGTGCAATCTTGAAAGTACATTCAAGTATCGGAAGCTTCTCCATTCCGTTTTGAATGTTTCGTATTTTGTGGAACTCCGGAACTTCAATAGTCCCACGTTCAACAACCAATTCCCCGAAATTCACGAGGCCAGGAAGCTCAACTCCGTCCATAAATATTCTGACCTTCTCTGCCATATCATGAGTTTGCATTTATTTTCTCCTTGGATAAATTTCAAATAAGATCACAGCAACAAGAATCCCGTTGATATCTGTATCGATCCAGCAGGAGCGGGATAACTGAAGTATATATCAAAGTTTCTTTGTCCCAGATTGATCGATGCTTGGGGATTGTTTACAATGTCCGCCTGGCAATCAAAGTGATCTTCGAACACTGTAAACGAACCGTCTGTGTTTTCAGATATCCCGAACGTTTCCCCGGTTGACACTGTTCCGGTTGACCCGGTATTCCAAAGCTTCCTGGCAAACATGATGATCGCCATTCTGTCTTCTTTAATCCGACTGAATGAATTCGGGGTGTTCTCTGTATTCTGCAGGGAGTCCACGCAAGAAACTTTTATGTAGTTTCTCATCACCAGACCATTCCCGAAACTGTACTCGGTCGTGATCGATGGAGTGAACCAATTTCGTATTACATACCCATAACCGGATAAATATTCAAGGCAATTCATTCCGTATTCAGCAAGATCCGTACGGTCAAGGTCGTCTGTGAATTGAGTTCCAAGAATTCCGGCGACCCCATACAAGCTTATTTGTTTTACGGCAGGGACAAAATGTATTCCGAGTGTCCCAATTGTACGTATCCACGCTCCCATGGTCGCTCCGACGCTTGGAATACTTCTGAGAGCAGCAAGCGGGGATGTACTGAAGGGATCTTCAATCTGTATCCAGTGTGCAGCATTGACCATAAGAACATCGTCTGACCGCTGATATGATGCACCGATAACCTGAAGTTGTGCCTTGGTTTGATTGCTTGGCATGTTCCCGATAACGATAGGATTGTCCCATCGTGCTTTACAATAAGTTTCAAGGGATTTGTTGACCGTCGCCAGAGTCGTTTCACAGTTCGCCAAGAATCGAATTGGTTTACCTGTAAAGGCGGACTCGTTATTATATTTCCAGTGTGCATTTGTAGTTGCAGCTGTTCCGTCGGCGCCAGACGCTAAGTACGTCACTGTCGCTACTGCTGCCGGGAATGCCTGCTCTATTGATGCTTCCGTCACCGCAAGATCTGTAACTTGCAAATATTTACTATTCTTGAATATGTTGACCACATAGAAGTCCGTGACCTCCGGCTCCATGGTGACATAGATTTGTCCGATGTCCGTGTCGACTTCTTTGATAACCCCATTCAGTCCTTTCTCCCAAACGCGAAGCCGGAAGCCAAGAACTTCAACTGCATCGGCATCGGTGAATGCCGCCGATCCGAATTGTGCGGCAAAAAATACTTTATTGGTTGTCTCGTCAATACTCGTTATTTTTTTATAAACATATGTTGGCCCGGCAGGAACATGCGTGAATCTAAGAATATCACCGATACGGATACCGGAAACGCTCTCCACGACAACAAATAAATCTGTCGTGACTGGAGCACCTTCACAAGCTGTCGTGAAGCGACTGCCAAGCGTGATAGTGTACCCGATACGATTCCCATGGATACCGTATTCCAATACATCTTTGTACGCAGCCTTAAATGTCATTGTAGGGGCAGGTGCGGCATTCTGATCAACGATTGATGCCGATGCAACAACCGCATCGAGGGCACTCCCTGTATTTCCAACATGCGCTTTGACATACAGTGTTGCGTCTGTGCCAACGACGTTTTGAAAAAACATGTTTGCGCTGTCAAACAAATAAAAGGAGCTTGATGAATTGATCCCGAATATATCTTGATACTCATTCATGTTTCGAATTTCAAAAGCTTGATCATACTTCCTTTCAGCTTGACCGATCAGGCCTCCGATTAAAAAGTCTGAAGATTCAACCGTCTTTGATTTGCGTGACGGAAGATTATTTCCATAGACACCGAGTCGTCTTAACTTGTTAGGCATGATAAAAACTCCTGAATAATTATATTATAATTCCTTGACTGCAAAATATTTTTCTTGCTGTTTGAAGTCGGGATGATTGATGAAATCAAAGTCCACCTCTGCTTGACCATACGGCTCCAGGCGATGGATGATCCTTCCGACGTATAGTTCCACAGTACGATTCTCTTTATTCATAATCACAAACCGTCCTTTCTTCTTTTCCGGACGATCTTCAGACGCCATGTAGTTAGTATCGTTTTCGCCAAAATTATTTTTCATATTGTCCCCGCTCCTTCTGGATATACGTTAATATTTGTATCAACGATCTTCACCGCCGATACTCTGGAATACATCTCTTCTTTAATTTCAACTCCGATCTGATAAATCATTTGCGACACAAGATCGTATACTTGAGTTGGATCAACGTCACTGACCGTTCCTTCATAAGCCATTTCGTAATAAAATCCATTGATCCACAAAGATTGTTTATTGATAACATGACGAACGACGCGAGTAAGGAACGCCATGATTTCAGCCTGTCGGGAATAACAATGTATGTTTAGATAAAACTTTTCAATCGCTCCCTCACGTCGTATTGATCCCCCTGCTGCCGTGAAGGTGTCGGCGATATCTTCAAGTGCGGAACCCCTCCACACTCTTTCTGCATTCAACCCATAAATAACTATGGAAGGGATGATCATTTCCTTTTCAATAGCCATATATTCAACAGGAAGCTGAAGATAGACGCTTCCCCCTGTGAATGCGTTGACCATCTTATCCCCATCATACAGGGATGTAAATTTTATTAACGACTCGTCAAACTCCCATACTTGATGAATCTCTGAAGTCGCTCCATCTTTTATCTTAACAACTGCAAACCTGTCAATATAATCATCCGCCGACAGGGTGATCGAGGTTGCTGCAGCAAGATTAGTGACCGTACCAATAAGGATTCCGTTTGAATAGGTTGCAGCAATCTCCGCTTCCAGGGCAGACTTCAGTCCGCTGTATATATCCAATGGAAAGTCTTCTTTCACCGCATTCATTTCAGATATACAAATATAATCTTCGTCGTTGTGGAGAGCGGTGATTCGTATTTTATCAACCGTGGCGGCCGACGATCCTATAACTACACAATTAAATCCCGGATATACCGGAATGTAATACTCGGAGCCACCAAGGTTGATCGAATACATGAAGTCTGTTGAATCATTAAATTCTTGACCCGATTTATTTC